GCTCAGGGGTAGTTCTTCTAAATACTGCGTACTGAACCAATCCTTGCGTTGGAACCCCAACAGGTTTTAAGAAGATATTACCTGATAATTGAACTTTACCTGCGCCAATAGCAGCAACCGTAAACTCAAACGCTCCAACATCATCACCAAACACTGGTCTTCCTTCATTAGGCTCGGCTTCTGCTACCATTCCAATAATGTATTCCTGAAGCAAGTCTTCATTTCTTGGGGCAGCATAAGATAAAGGTGCTGATGTTCTAAGAACTCCATTAGGCCCAATTACAATGCCGCCACCACTAGGGTATTTAGATTCTAGTTGTCGCTCTAAAGTATCTGTTAATACTGACTTACTAAGCCCACCAAGCTGGGAAATTCCCATGAGGTCCAGAGTGGCAGCCTTCATTGCGTCTACGGCTTGCAGAGGCGCGTCCTGAATGCCATCTAGCTGAGAAACGTAGTCTGGCAGCGAAGAGCCAAGGAAAGCCTCTACACGCTCTTTATATTGAGGGTTACTTTCAAACTCAGACTTAGCTTTAAATGCTCTTGCAAGAAACTCTGGATCAGAACCCATACCGCCCCTAGCGGAAGCGGCTAGATAATCAAGCATTGCAATTTGATCTTCACCTAATGATTGCATCATGACGGACCGCATACTTGTTCCGGCGTACTCATAGTCTCTAAAGTTTGTATAGTGAGATAAAAGAGCGCTAGGACTTCCACCTAAGAAATTACCCTTAGCAAAAGAAGACAGTGACTCATGCAAAGATTGAGGCATTACAGATAAACTACCAGTAGCATTTAGTATTGCTTGACCTTGCTTTGTTTTCATTAGATTTGGATCAGACCAAAGTGAAGAAAGCAAAACACCTTGCGGTAACTGAGATTGCAAAGCTTTTTCTACAAGCTTACGATCAGTCACGCTTTCTGGATCACCTTGACCTTGCTCAATGCGTTTGAGGTTTGAAAATTCCTTAGCACGTTTTGCTGCTAAATTCCTGCGCTTTGTTGCAGCAGTGGCATTTGTATTAAAGTGAGTTCTAACCTCGCCCTCACGCCCAGATTTTGCTGCATATTGTCGAGCATCATTAAGTAAAGCAATTTGATCTGGCCTTAAATTATTAGTAGCTTTTCCACCAGCAAGATATGTAGCTGCATCTGTCGCGCTTTCTTCTGATGGGTTCTTCTCAAAGTATTCGCTTACTTTTGCTTGCGCTGCAGCAAATTGTATTTCTTTAGAGTATGACTCTGCTAAAGCTGGAGTAATATTTTTTATCTTAGAAATTTTTGTAGCCATAGATTGGGCTTGCTTCCCTACAAAAGCACCACGCTGTCCTTTAAGATTGTTAATTTGAAACTGAAAAGTTTTAGCTTGGGATGCAGCACCAGCTTTATTGTTGCTATCAATATACTTTGCAGTAGAATCTCTGTAAGAGCCAATGAAAGGCAGAAAATCTTCTAGGATTTTAGGATCAACCTTAGAATCAAGACTGATTAATGCTTGTAGTGACTGCTGTGAACTTTGTGGAGCAAGCAAAGGATTTTTATCAAAGATAGCTTTCTCAAGCTGATTCGTTTCTTTCTTTGACAACCCACTAACGGCGCGAAGCATTAAGCCTTCAACTGTGCCATCCAGAATCTTATCACGATTTTCAAGCATTGTCTTAGATAAATCTGACTTGCCATCTCGTAGTGCATTGCGCGCAATGTCGGTGTACTGATTGTACTTGTCTACAGAATAAACTGCGATGGTTGCTGGTGGTACTCTAGCATCCCTCGCTATATCCACCGCATTAGAAATAGAGGCAATCATATTTTGCTCCATATCAAATACGCTTATTGCTTCAGCAGCTTCTATCTGTCGAACTTCTTGAGCCTGTATTACATTAGCTCTTTGCACTGCGTCAGAAAGCAATCCATCAGAAAACTTCTCTAGTTGAGAAAGAGCACTATAGTTAGAACCCATTTCTATCATAGCGTATGCTACATAAGAAAACTCTTTTGGCACTGATGCAGCGTTCTGAGTGCCGATTGCTTGTTGCAAGAGTTGTAAGGTTTCAGGATCATTGGTTTTGTTTGTGGCGTATCGAATAAGGCCACGAGTAACTGCAAGCTGTTTGCCTTCACTCATACTAGACAAAGCACTGCTATCAAATAATCCAGAGTTAACACCATCATTAACAGTGTTTTCAACTTGTTGAATAAGCGAATTAGTTTGTGTTGCCCCTTCAAGCGCAGACGGACCTATTTGTGCTATTAAACCCTCAATGCTTTCATAGCCATTCTCTACGGCTAGAGCTTGTGATGTAGCCGCCGCTGTTCTTTCTCTACGGATTTGTGCAGCCGCAAGATTTGTTTTTGTAGCGTTAAGGTAAGTTGTTCCAACATCCTGAATGTAAGTTTTAAAAGAACCTTCAGCCTCATTTGACATTGCTGCCATATAGTCTGACATTTCTGTTTCATACAAAGAAACGCCATTAGGGTTATTCTCATACTTTACAGAAAGTTCTTTAGCTTTGTTTTGTATTTCATCATCATACGATTGTTGAAACCTACGCATAACAACACGTTGATACGCTTCAGTCGCAGTTCTGCCAAAGCCCTCTGGTGCCACAAATGCTTCTGGCTTTCCAGTTCTAGGATCAATTGTAATTACCTGCTCGCGAGTAACAGCCGCTCCCGCTTCTGTCCCTGTCTTCTCAGCCTCTACAGCAGCCATCTTAAAAAAATCACCTGCAAGCTGATTAGCGCTATTGGATATTGCCTCACCAATAATTCGACCGCCCTCAGATGCGCGAGCAACCCCAACAGGGCCAATCTTAAATTGTCTTTGCTCTCTGATTACAGCCATTTTAACACCTTAACCCTTAGTTTGATTGTAGGAACTTATTCCATTTACTACCGTGGTAAATGCACCAATATCTGCAGCAACCTTTCTAGCTCGGCCTTCTATGCGAGTTGCAGCCGCTTGTTGCTGTAGCTTCATTCCTTGAGCCATGCCCATAAAGTCAGAGCGAGCTACATCATCAGTAGCAATTTGCTTTTGCCTATCAAGAAATGCCCCAACACTTCTATCAGCGCCACCAATGTCACGACCCATTGCGGCAAAAGAAGCAATGTTAGCAGACAGGTTAGACCTGTATTGCTCCATTCTGTCATTGCTACGCTGCTTTGCTTCGGTGTCACTAATCTTTTTCTGCGTCTCAATGTTGTAAGCATTTAAGTAAGCAGATTTTTGCTGCGCTTTACCAGCGGACCTTTGATAAGAAGCTCCAACCAGTGCTAGAATAAGTCCTGCTTCTGCCGACATTAGACTACTAACTCCACTATTAAGCCATTAACCTGCATTGCTAATGGATCATTTTGTTCAATTGTTACTTTAGGGTCGCGGCTATAACCAAGAACTCTAAATTCTTTTTTGCCAGTAAACTCAGTCTCAGTAACAAGATTATGCCCGTTTACCTTTAGAGATCGTGTTTCCTTTAAGTCGAGAACTATATTTGCAATTCCGCGAACCTCACCAGTAGCAGGGCCACTACCCATGTTAGCATCAATTGGGTTTGTAATAATCTTAGCAGTAAACTTCTTACCAACATAAGCGTGAGTAAAGCCCAGCCCAGAGTAAAGAGTTAAGTCTACGTCATCACCAGAATCTACAGTAAAAGAACCGAGATGGGACTGACCAGTACCGTCAGTAACTACAACATCAACAGTATCACCGCTTGAGTACACTGAGCTTACATCAACTTTATTTGCAGTAATCGCTCCATACACATAGAAGTCTAAACCAATTTCACCAGAGAACTCACATAACTGCAACTTGCCAGCAGAGTTATAAACATTGGCAAACAATCTATCTTCGATAGCTACAGTAGAACCAAAGTCTCCATTCGTAGTTACTCTAGTCCATGAAGCTTTCTTCTCAGCCCTATTAGATGAAAACAAAGTCATCTCTCCATTGCCACTTGTTAATGCAGCATAGGAATCAGGAAAGCCAAATCCACTATGAACAACAGACAAATACTTAGGGCTATTTATTAAGTGCGAAGAAATCGTAGAAACGGCAGTGGACGTATAAGCTTCCTCACTGTCTGTAAAAAGAAACTCTCTGATAATCTTACCATTGCGCTGAGCAAAGATTGTTGCGCCATCAATAGGCATAGGTTCAATATGCTCACACCCGTATGGTGTTTGCTTTCTGATCTGTACGTTTGTTGGCGTAATGGCTTGATTGAGGTAAGTAGGAACATACAGTTCACTAGATGCAGTAAAGATTTGAAGGTCTCGGTTAGAGACTAGATACCTTATTTCGTTCACATCTCCTGTAGCTGCAACTAAAGAAATAGCATCATCATCAGCAGCATCACCTACATCAAAATTAAAGAACCTACCTATTTTGCTCATCCAGACATTATCGGGCTGTGCTATTGATCCACCAAAGACTAACCGATTCTGATGGAACTCAACCGCAGCAGGATAACCTCTTTTTGCTGAAAGAGCTTGCTCATCCCATTGGGTAGTTGGGGCGTGGGTTGTAATTGTAACCTGACCTCCACCATCTACTGCGCTGGAAGCCGCGCCGCCAGCGGTAAAAGTGTAAGTATTCTCATCGATTATACCAGATACAGTTCTCGCACCATTTAAATTGCCAGTATTAATGCCACCAGTAGCACTAGCCCCAGCTATTACAATTGCTTCACTGCCAGAATAACCGTGATTGATTTGGGTTACTTCAACAGTCGTACTGCCATCTATAGTCCTAAACGGATTTAAAACTGCAAGTCTAATAGAAAGCTCATCAACAATATCACCAGTAGCCTGAGTAGCAGACTGAACGCTTGTAATTAATATTTCGTTCTGATCGTATCTAACAATAGTCCCAATATGAAGAGAACTAGGATAGTTCCCGCCTGATATGCCACCAGTAAGATCCCAATAATCAGCGCTTGTTGTTAGAGTTGCGCCAGTACCGCTTGTTTTTGAGGGATCAAGAGTAGTGCCATGAGATTGAAACTGTGCGTATGGCTGAAAGGTAGAGCTATTATCTGCTCGCTTATCAAAAGCAAAAGTGCTTATTTCAAACGCAGTAAGGCTAGTTCTAGTTAACATCCGTGGAGCAAAAAGTGGGTGGCATATAAACTTAACGTCACCATACTGAGCCGTTGTATATTCTTGCAAATATTCCTGATCAAAAGGAAGGGCGGCACTGCTTGTATCTGCTGTTAGTGTAGTAACTAAACTGGTGGTGCCATCTTCCACTCTGAAGCAACGAACTTTTTGGTGCTCAATAGAAATTATATATTCTTCATTCTCATCAAACACAAAAGGAAACAAATGAGACTGCTCTGGGTTTGAAGAGCTGTAAGTAATACCGTAGTCATAAACGAACTTTAACCCCGTTCTTTTCTTAACGGAGCCTTCAGTCATAACAACCATGTTTTCTAAACGTTCAGCCGAAGCTGCGTAGATCGGCGTATCAGTTCTCATTCCAAGGGAGTCACTGATTTCACCAAACTGAAAGCTGCTAATGGGAACTCGTACTCTTTGCATTAGCTGCGCCTTTCAGCAATAAACCTCGATGTATCTAGCTTGCGAGTTGTCTGCTGCTGAGAGTGCAGCCGCCGAGCTTGTACCATTTGAAAGTTAGCCTTTTGCTCCATTAACGAAGCAAGTTGTGAATCTCTTGCTACAGATACAGCAAGAACACCAGCCATCATATATTGAACAGCCGTGAGAAAGTATGGAGGCCAAGTAGATTCATCAGCACGAAATACGAAGTCAGCTATAACAGTATCGGTAGCCGTTGCATTGCAGAAAGCTTTAGTTCCATAGAGGTCATATTTTATATTCTGCTCATTGACTGTAATAGCACTAAGCATAATGTAGTCTGCTGGTAATTGATAAGCAGCATCCCATCTTCCTGTTGGCGCTTCAGTTAAACGATTAAGAACAGCTTGATCAGTTGCAAATCTCCAACGTGAATTGGTTAAAGCAGACCTAGCCATATCTTCATACATAGCAGAGCTTACTGTTGCTTCAGCAGTGCCATCCTCAAAAGATTGAATCGCGTCACCTCCAATTAAGAGAGATGCGCGAGAGCATACTTTGATCGGTGTGTTTGCTACATCTGGCATATTGGTATGGGGGCCGAAGCCCCCAATCCTTTAGCTGTCAGTTGCTGAGATTGTATTACCGTCAACAACGTCAACCGCAGTGGTTGCAACGCCGTTGAAGTAAGTCAATGTAGCTACTGGTGTGCCGCCTGATGCTGAAATGACAAGGATAACGTCATTTATATTTAGCATTGGGTGGGCATCTTCAAAGTAATCTTCAGCACGAACGGTAGAGAATGCTTCTGTGGTTGTGTAGTGCCACAGAGAAACACCAGAAGCACCGCTCAAGCGTGTTAGATTAGCTGAGTTGTAAGCCATTGATCAGTCTCCTTAGTTGTTATCAAGAACTTCGTAGACACCAGTGGCGTCGATAACAATCGCGCCCATAGACATCATAGAAGTTGCAAGGTGTGAGACTTTTTCAGCAACGTAATTGACCTCAGTCTGAACATCAGCATTGATGCCAAGACCGATAGCTGAAGTGTGGTAAGCAAAGTTTTTGCCACCAGCTACAGCAGAGGTCGAGAATACTTTAAAGCCTAAGAACTCTTTCATTGTCATGCCACCTGCAAACGGCAGGTTTTGTGGCCCAACAAAGTCAGAAGATGCAAACTCATTGATTGCATACAGATCTGCAAATCCTTTTGGAGACATAGCTAGATAACGCTGTCCGTCCTCTGGAACATCTGCAGTACCCATTGTTTCAAACAATGAGAGCAAGTCAGCTTTTTCAAGAGCAGAACCTGTATCATGGATTTGAGTGCCACTAGCACCTGCATCCATTGCAGTAATCAAGATTTCATCAGTTTTACGACCAAGTGCAGCAGCAGCAGATTGCGCTACAGCTTGACGCTCGTTGATGTTGATCTTCAGTTCATCTAGCTTATCAATGTACTCTGGTGCATAGAAGTCGGCCATAGTGGCTTCGACGTTTGTGTGCGCCAGTTCCATTGGAGTGACATTACCATTGCGCGATTTAGTTGTTGCAACGCCTTTTCCAATTACTTGGAAGCGAGCAACAGACCCAGCGACATTGGTAGTACGAACAGTATTGCGAAGCTTAGAACCCATGCGCTGATATGCCATGTGAACTTCAGTCTCAAACTGTTTGATAAAGGCTTGGTCAATTGTATTGGCCATTTATACAGTCCCTATTGAGGTTAAAGTTAGCAACGGGTGTCCGCTCTCTCACGTCTGCAAGGGTATCCTTTCGGGCCTTTCAGTGCATTACGGGCCGTAATGAATCATCGTAAACATTGTTTTGTTTTGGATTGCAACGCACAAATTCAACATATTTGTTACCACCACTCTCAGTAACACCAATAGCCTCGAACCCTAACCAGCTTGACCAGTCCAGCATAAACGCATAATCCGCTAGGATTGTCATGCTCATATGCGTTTGAGTCTTGTCAAAAAAGTCTACCATCATACGCGATCCACGCGCCATTGCGATAAAGTTTTCCTTAATCTCATCAGAGAACATAGCAAACATTTGAGGAAAGTCCTGATCATCAGAGTGCCAAAGTCCACCAACAGCTAGGAAGCCACCGTTTCCCTTTCTAGCTATGTAGCATTCAGAAGACTTTTGCATTTCTTCAATTGCCTTGCGAACAGATAAATATCCTAGAAGCTTTAACTCTCTTCTATTTTCTCGGCTAAGCTTATCTACTACTTCATCTATATGGTCTAAGGTAAAAGGGGTCAGATAATACTGGCCCCTTTGAATGATCTTAACTTCCCTTGTAGATTTGCTGGTAGCCTTTTGTGACTTCATTGATAAAATGCGGGTCGCGCTCTTTCCAGTATCTAGGGTCATTCATCATCTCCCGAAGTTGTTGCTCGCTTGCACCAGCAGTAGCTTGAGTATTGTTGGCAAAAGAACCGTCCTTCATTGCCTCCATTATTGACTCTAGTGCAATGATACCTTCATGGCTTTCGCACATGCGTTCAATTGCTGGGAGCGCATCTTCAGGAAAGAACTTATTTGCAAACAGTGAAGCAGCTTGAATGCGATCATTAGCATTATCACCTAGCTTTGCTGACTCAGCTTCTATATCTGGCTCACTTCTAGAAATGGCTTGAGCGTACATCTCTATGCCCTGTTGAAACTCTTCTTGACCGTATCCGTTTTCAAACGCATGTTCAGACCACCACTGTAATAACTCACTATCAACAGCAGATTCTTCGTCAATAATGTCAGGCAGTTGATAATCACCAGCAGTTTCAGGGCGATCACCAAAGGCTTCGGCTTGAATTTCTTCTAGTAGCTTTCCTCGAATATCTTCTTCTTTACCGCCTAACTTTGACTCAAGCTCTTTATATGCTTTAGCTAAATCTTCGCCAGTATTGTATTTCTCAGGTAGCCACTCTGGTCTTTCGGATTGAGTATCTTCAGCAACTACAAAGTCACGAGGCTCTGCCGCAGCAGGCTCAGTGCTTTCTGATTCCATTACGCTCATTTGTTCTTACTCCTGTGTGAATGCGCTATTCTCTGCTCAATGAGGCCAACGATATAACGCTGCCCTTCTATATGTCGCAGTTCTTCAGTAGACACATTAGGTCCATTAACCATTTCAATGGTAACGGAACGCAAGTAACGCAGGACTTCTTTGCCTGTTGGCCCTTCGAATATTTGAGCAATGTTGTAGCTTACCTGTCGATCAAGATCAGCAGATCGTTGTATTCCGTCTATTCCGATATTAACCTTCTGGTTCGCCAATCATCTGTCCTTGTTGTTGCTGCGCCATTTGCTGCGCTAATGCAGCTATTTGTCTACGCTGTTCTTCATCACGAATCAAGCTCTCTGGCACACCAAACTTTTTAGCAAGGTGAATTGCTGTTTGCTCACCATCTACTAATAGCTGCAACATCTCAGGTCCAAACGCTCCACCGACCAGTTCAAGAAAGCGAGCAACGCTAGAAATGTCTTGATTAGATTGTGCTTGAGCTAGTGGTGAAACAGAACGAACTTTAACCTCACGTCCATTAACGCTCGGAACTTCAATTCTTCCTTGTTTCTTTAGGATGTAAATTACCCGTTGCAGTACAGGCTGGACCAATTCAGCTTGCAGCCTTCCGAATGCAGAGCCTATTCTTCTGGATAGGTCAGCCATACGCTCGGCTACTTCCGTTGCAGTCGCAGGAGTTTTATCAGGGTTTCCAAGCATATCATTATACAAGGCTCGCTTAATATTAAGACGCATATCACTAAGAACAAGTTGCGCTACATCAAAGCGTCCTGCCGCTTGAATTGGCTGAAGCCCCTGACTGCCCATAGCTTTTGGTATGATAGAACCCGGGACTAATTGGATGGTATCAGGGTTAATTACACCGTCATCTTCCATCTGGTAAATGCCAGAGATAGCCATCTGAGCGTTCTCAAGGATTAATTCAATGGTAAGATTGGTGGTCTTAACTGCGGATAGCGCATTAATTAACGGACCACGACCATAGATTTCCCCAGCGCATTTAGTCCAGCGAAAGCAAACAAAAGGATTTGACCCTATTCCAGACATGTCTTTTGAATATAGCAGTGTGTTAGTAGTCATACAGATTGCATAGTGCAGATAAGATTCTTGATTCTTTTTTGAATAATCCCTGCAGACAATCTCAAGTACCGTTGTCTCTCTGCCCTTGCCCATCATATTCATAACTTTTGGATCAAAGGTAGCGTTAGGATAGATAACAGAAAGGTGATCGAATAGAATCTTCTTTCTCTCTCTGTAAACGTGATCGATCTTATCGTCAGGGCCAGTGCTTAAAACAACGTGCGGCAATGGTATTGCTGTAAAGTTTACAGGGTTAATTGCATCGCCCTCTTCAACGCAAAGAACGCCAGTGCCTACAGCCAAATCCATAAATGACTCATGAACTTCCTGACTGAAATTAGAGTTCTGAAGAACCTCGAATACATATTCAGTAACTTCATCTAGCTCATTATCAATGGCTTCTCGTTCAGCAGCAGGTACTTCGCTGCCAGAAACAAGGTCAGCCCAACGAGCAAAGTTAGGAACTAAGCCAGCTTGTAGTCTGCTTGCAAACTCTTGAACGCCAACGACAGCAGTCTCATCAAATATCTTTTCGTCTCGGCGCTGTCCTGCTTCTTCGTAATAAAAAGATTCACGTTGAGGCAAGGCATACTCATAGCATTCCTCAAACAAGGGAACCCAGTTTTCACGAAGGGCTTTAGCCTTCTGATAGCTCTGGATATATTGCTTTGCAATTGCATCCATTAGCCAAACCTGCCCATAAATCCTGTGCCAGAAGCTCTAAACAAAGACCTGCGACCTGCACCACGACCACCGCGCTTGCCTAAAACATCAGAAATATCTTCTTTCTTTTGCATTGCGCGTCTATCGATCTCTTCTCTTTGAGCCATTTCAGCAGCTTCCCTTGCCTCTTCTGACTGTTTGATCTCTTCTTTGCTTGGTCCTGCCACCTTTGGCTTTGGAAGACACATGGAAACTCTCCTTTGTTTCCCTTTCGTAAGCACAAAAGGAATTAAATCTCAATGCACAAACTACATTCTTGCCCAAAGACTTGGCTTGTTTTTCTTTTTTGAACCCCGATTAAAGACATCAAAGCCACGTTTTGCTATTACTGCCTTTGCAGGTTTCTGAGATGCCATCAATGCTCTGCCCTCCCCAGCGCCTAGAAACAAATACTGAGCGGCATCATGAACGTGAGAAAACATATTCTTATCTGGTTTGTCTGCGTATCTTTCACCGCTTACCTCCATGCGCTTGTACGCATAGCCTCCTTCAAATCCTTTAATAAGAGTAGGGCAGCGACGATCTATTAATAGCACTGGCTTACCTTCAACCATTTTGGTGAGTTGGGAAGAGACAGCCTCAAGCCGAAGGTCAACAGAGTTGGAGTGCGTGGGGAAAGCCCTCAAGCCAGCGCCGCGCAGAATGTGGAACGGAGTCGATTCATCAGTCTGCGCTCTAAAGTCACCAGCGGGATCACCGTAAATAATGACATCACTGGCTGCGGCAAAGCGAGTTGACAGTTCATTCCTAAGAACTTCTGCAAACCTCACAATGCCCATATCAATTGCAACAACTTCGGATTGTAAGAACCATCTACCCCTTACTTTCTGTCCGAATACAGCAGCGGGAGTAAGCCCAAAGTCCACACCAACATATACAGGATGACCTGCAGCAACAGGTATTTCCTCTAAAGCAATGTGAACCTCTGGTGCAAACATAGGATAGACAGGCTTGCCATCTTGAATATGGCCCAGTCTGTTCATTACATACACATCAATCCAGCTTTTGGTCTTACCTTGAATAAGATTGGGATAGTAAGACTTCATCATGTTCTTTGTGTTCTCAGCCTTTTCATTAGGCTTGTAGTTTTCTATTTCCCCAGCGTTATTCTTATCTTCAACCATACCAGAGGGTTGCGTAAAGAAACGCCAGTTGTCTGGTTTAACCAGCATTTTAGCTTGCTCACGCGGTATATGATCCGGCACTGGAACTTCACCAGACATAATCGGCCACCAGTGATCTTCTTCGGGAGCATTTGTGTCAGCAATGACACCAGTCCAAGAAGGACCGCCATCGCGCATAGAAGGAAAACGACCCACGCGCATAGTACAGGCGTCAATAATACTCTTTGCAATTTCTCTAGCTTCATTAATCCATATGCCTGTTAGTTCTAAAGAAAGAAGTTTCTTAACATCTTCTGGCCTATCAAGAGCTAAGAATAAAACCTCAAGGTCTATGTCACCCTTTTGTATTCTATGAGTATATGGAACAGACCAAGTGAATCTGCCCCAGTCGCTTTCAGGAAACCAGTCGAGCCAAGTCTTAATAGTGGTTGTTCTAAGCTGTGGATTGGTATTACGAATGATAGCCCAGCGGCTTTTGCGAATACCATCTGGACCTTTTTCCTGTTGAATAGCGCGGCGAAATACTTCAACGCAGCAGCCAACAGACTTGCCAGAACCTACAGGACCGCGAATGCCACGAAAGAAAGTATCATCTTTCATAAACGCCTTGAGCACATCTCCGTCTGGTTTGTATTTAAAATTAATCATCTCTACTTATTAGACTTTTCTTTGAGGCTCCGCCCTTACGACTACGAGCTTTAGCCGCCTCAACCGCAGCGCTAATGTCTTTAAATCTAGGAAACTTTTTCCCAGTCCTGTCTTCATAATTCTTGGCTTCATTCCAAGCCTTGTCGCCAGACAAGTATGATGGCTTTCCTGTATCAGAGTTAAACCAAATTTGCGGTATATTCCATGCACCACCTTCTGGTGAACGCTCACTCGCTAGATATTCAGTGGCCTTACGGCCCCCAACTAAATCTATAGGCTTATGTATTTTAGGATTAAACGGAATTAAATCAGCCACAATACTGCCTCCCAAACCTCAACATTCTATCTACAGTCTCAGGAGCCATAGTATCAATCATCTTATCGCACTCCACATCAGTGGCAAAGTCAGCAGGTACATAAGTTAAATGCACCTTGCGCACTATCTGTCTAAGTACTTCCAGCTCTGCTAGGGAAAGGGTGGAAATAAAACTCACGTCCTATACTTCCTTACTTTATCGGCAATAGCTTTCGGTTGAGCCACAAACTGCTTACCCTTAGCCTTGCCCTTTCGTTTAGCTGCGGTTGTAGCTGCATATTCAGAACTACTAAGAGCAGCGATAGCCTTACTAGGAAGATAACGCTCACCAGTCTCACTGGACTTCTTGCCAGACTTGGTGCGCCACTTCTGTTTGCCCCAGTTAAGCAGCGATTTTTGCGATGCTTTCATGCTCTAACCAAATATATCCGCAGCCAAGATCATCAACCTTGCAAGTAAATTTAATGCTTCGCAACTGAAGCTCATCAATAATATTAAGCATCATGCTTACACTACAAAACTCAATCCTCATCTATATCCTCCACCAGCAGCCTTATACCGCTTTGCTAAGAGTTGCGCTTTTCTTGCCGACCACTTGCCAGCAGCAGTGCCTTGAACATTAGCAGCCTTTATTCTGTTGAACAAAGACTTTCGCATTGTTGGCTTTGTATAATTGCCAGCAGCATTAACCGCCATTTTGTTCCTCGCTTATGTTTCTTTGACTGCGAAACTTTTCACTAACAGTGCTTTCCATCTTCTTAACTTTCTTCAAAAGATTCTCGCGCTTTACACTTGTAACCATCTGCCCATCAGAAGTGCCAAGAAACTCCTTAACCTTTCGTCGTAACTTAGTTACCATAGAATAATCTTTGGGCATACTTTCTAATTGCTTAGAGAGCAACGAATAACGCGCATTCATTCTATTGCGAGGCGACTGACCTTTAGGCATTCTTTTTCTTCTTTAACGCCATAATCCGTTTCTTCAAACTGTCAGGCAAAGTATTTTGCGCCTTACTCAATAAAGACTTTTTAGGGCGACCAACCTTAGTTCCGTAAGTTCCTTTACCACTAGGCATTTATTTCTCCTCTCGCATTAAGACTTCTTTTTTTTCTTCGCAACTTTCTTTACTGGCTTGGGCGCTGGTACTGGATCAGGGCCACGAACAAGACGCCTAGCTGTCGGCAATCTAGTTGCTCCAGTGTAAGTATGATCCCCTAAAGTATGGGTTGCACCTTCATAAAGCTCGTTGTCACCATTCGTATACCAAGCCATTAATATTCTCCTAGCGTAGATTGAATTAAAGATCGGGGCTTCTTGCCCTTTCTTTTATAAGGCGTGTCTAGCAAAGGAGCCTCGCCGCGATTAACCTTCTGAGTACCTAACGAGGGAAGAGGATCAGCCTTCTTTTTCTCAACCTTGCTAAAAGCCTTGCTATAAGCCTTGCTCCTACCGCCAAACATATTCGTTCTTAAACCTTTAGGCAAAAGCTTGTTCTGGGTACTCTCTAGCTTCTTCATGCACATGGCTAACTCTTCCTATTCTTCCTAGCAAACGCTCTGGCAGATTCCTTACTACCAAATCCCCATTTCTTTAATGCTAACTTCAATCTAGTGGGACGCCCCTTGCTGTCTTCAAGGGGGCCAGCCATGCCTCCAAATCTAGCAGCAAAAGAAACTCGACGGCCATGAGTGCCGCTACCTTGAGGAGCCTTTAAATTAGAACCCTCCTTGCGCTTGAAATAAGCACGACCCGCAGCATTCAATCCGCCCTCTGGATTCTGATACTTCTTAGCAACCATGATTAACGACCAGTGTCATTCTCTCTAAGTGTACAGGTAGCAGTCCCACTCGTATAAGCACCACTCGCAATGCCAACACGATACTGTGCGCCAACAGGCTCATAACCAGCAGTCTCAATAGGAGCAGTAAACGTATCTACAGAAGCCCAAGAACCCCCACCATCAAAGCTGCGCTGAACACTAACAGTTCCCACAAACGTCCCTGAAATGCTAAGAGAAAAGTCACCGCGCAATGACAACGCTTCGCTAAACTGGTTCTCAGCACCAGCCGCCTTCGTTACTACATCCATATCAATCTCCTTTTATAGAACCCTATACCAAGAAAAATAATTATGACAATGCACAAACCTTTTGGAATAATCGTGGGAGTGAGGGACTATTACCATGTAACTAGCCGCTAGTTTTCCCCCCTACCCCCTAGCTGGGCTATGACCAGATGCAATTAACCTAGGTCAATAGTCACTCTTATGTCACCAGCCACCTGTACCTGTGATCTATCTATCGGTTTATAGCCAGCTCTATCCAGTAAATCCTTGCTTGCTTCGAGCTGAACGTACTCAGATTTAGCTCCAACAGCCAGTCTTCTTACAGTTCCAGCAGCTAGGGTAGCACTAATCCCAAATTCCTCATTCATCCTTTGCATCAAATACTGCTGCACATGAGGCAACTTCATAGTCTTGGTTGCAGTCACTCTTCCAGACTCGCCATCAGCATATCCAGCCAACGGTGCAGCGACTTTCAAGGTACATCCATTTGCTACGATGGTGTCTACTAACGCTGTCTGTTTTGGTGTAAGCTTTCTAAGTTTTACATCATTCATTAGTTACTCCTTACGGCCCCCCCTTCCCTCTTCCCCCCCATACAAACACCATCTTGGGATTGTCTGTCAATGGGTTAAACACACATACTATACGCATTGGTTCCAAACCTATACCTAATGGTGTTCTCAAAAGGCTTGACAGAAATACATACTAAACTGCCGTGTCAATCACGCTCGTATTGATAGTCGCAAGTCCGTCATTCTCCTAATAGTTATGTAGGCTCTGACCATCCCCGCACTCGTTTGTTCATTGCATGGCCGTCAAAACATTCGCAAGTATCAATTTCCCCTGCCCCTTCGGGTCATTCCTCGCGAGACAAATTGGTACTGGCGAACGTCAAGCACCCAGCAAGCTGGGCGTTTGCCTTCCTTGCATGAAGTCCTCGTTGCGGGGATGGCCCTCGCACAGAACAGGAGAACTAGGAAATGACTAAGAAGCTATCAACACTCGCGCAATTGAAACTAGATGTAATCAACTATCACAATCATGACATGAGCAACCCTGACAACAAGACTGGTGGCCTTGTGGTTAACGATAAGTTCCTCATCGGTCTCGCAAGAGACGCCTGCTACACTTCACACAACAGCCTTAACTTCAAACGCAAGCAGATCGCAGACTCACTTGCAGAGTATGACATCGCAGCTAAAGAAGAAAACGTCTACGCAATGGAACGCACTGAGCGCTGGATTGAACGCCTTACGCCTGAGCTTGACGAACTAGTCGATCGCCATAACGCAGACAAAGAAGTCTACGGAGTATTCTCTGGCGGAGAAACATGGCTCCCTAACAGAAAGCCAGCGCCAACAAAGGCCAAGCCAAATAACTTCAGCAACCTGAGAAAGAGGGTGGCGTAAGCCCCCTCACTACTGGGAGTCAGCAATGGCTCCCTTAATTAACTATTGTAACAGCTGCACACTTGCAGTAAGCTAACCTATGTAACCAAAGGAGAAGTACGCAATGACAAACTTTATCGACAGGGAGCAAACGCCCGTTATTCTTACTCTGCCACTCAAGCAAGTAGTGGAGCTTTCGAAATGCCTTAAGTATTTTGCTGAAGAGATCGAAGGGATTGAACAAGGAACTGAGTTCAACAAGTTTACAATCGCGCTTCTGCAAATGGACCTCGACCCTCTTGTAGATGAATGCAACAAGCTAATGAAAAGAGAAGGCTAATGTTAGATACAATTAGTTACATGGAAGTAGTCAATGACTACAACTTTGAAGTCGAAGAGCAGCCAGTGTATGACCAGCTTGGCAATGTCATCGAAGGACACAAAGCAGTTGTTCGATTAGACACCAATGAAAACCTTGGGCTTCACGGCTCAAGGTACAAGATCGTTAATCACCAAGATGTAGTTGACTCTGTTATCGACGGAGTGAAGTCAGCTGATCTATCTAGAGATTATGAAGTCTCAGTAGATGTTATGGAGAATGGTCGTAAGCTACGAGGAGAGATACTATTCAATGACCTAGTTGTTGAGCCAGCAGTCGGAGACTATGTTAAGTTCCGAGTATCATTCTTCAATAGCTACGATGCTAGTTGGTCTTTCTCTCAGCAAGCCAATGGTCTTAGACTGTGGTGTCTCAATGGCTGCACAACAGCAGACGCAGTAGCTCGCAGTAAGTATAAACACACCGCATCAATTAATGTAGAAGGATCAGCAGCCAAGGTAGTCAGTGGCCTTGATCACTTTATGAATCGCAAGGAAGAGTGGCAAAGGTACATGGCTACAAGCCTTGATCACCCACAAGTCGAAGACTTCTTTAAGAAGACTGTCTGCAAATCATTCACACGTCAGCAGTCAGTCACCAAGACCAATGAAAAGCAACTGGAAAACTTGCTAGGCATTTACGACAATGAACGTGCCAACTTGGGCAATAACAAGTGGGCATTATATAACTGTCTTACATACTGGTCTAGTCACACAAGCGAACTACGCTCCCCTCATAAGGCGCAGTACAATCGCGAAGTGTTAGTAAGCAACGCAATGAAATCAAAACAATGGTTGGAAATGACATGAGAATGAGTAAACAACACTATGAATTTATTGCAGATACAATAGGGCCAATGGTAAGTTGGCCCACCCATTTGCATTCAATAGCTGATGAGCTAGAGAAAACCAATCCTCGCTTTAATCGTGAGAAGTTTTTACAACGTGCAACCAAAGCTTGGGAAGATAACAATGAGCAGCCAGACATCGATGACACCATCCCTTACTCATGAGGTGTGGGTAGACTGCCCTGAATGCCAAGGCATAGGCACCGTAGAGAGAGATCGCTATGTGTACGCAAGCTTTGATGTAGATATAGGGCATATCGTAGAAGAAGTTCTTGATTGCGATAACTGCGGAGGCAGCGGCCAGATTGAATACGGTCACGAAGATTGGATGGACCTTGACAATGGACCTTAGATTGCTGCATTAGTGCAGTATGAAATCTTATCTTCAATACATAACAGACACAGCAAAGGGGTATAACATCTCTTTGCTGACCGCCTTCAAGGAAGCAGACATCCCAACGTCTACCTATTACAGAGCTATCAATAAAGTTACTGAACTTAGGTACGATACAGCAGTGAAAGTAATCAATGCTATCGAAAGACTTCACGCGATACAACAAGCCTGTGAGTATACCAAAAGATTACGAACTTCTGGTAAAGATGTTGACAGACGCTCGGTTAGAGCAAAGTTTAAGCCAAGAATCATTAGCTCATAAGATAGGTTGCACTGTATCACTCATCCACAAGTGGGAGTCTCACAAAAGACTGCCCTCTGGATTTATGCTGATGTGTTGGCTAGATGCTTTGCAATATGACATCCAAGTCACGAAAAGGTAACTCAATTACTTGCATTGCATGTGAAACAAAAGCTCATTTGTTTGTTGCAATACTTAAAAACAACAGTGGAGCTACCTACGAAAAGCATTGGTACATATGCCTTCATTGCTACAAGGAAGATAAATGGCAAACCGTAACAAAAATAAAGGAACTTACCACGAGAAGTGGTTCGTTGACTGGCTCACGAAAGCGAAGATCAAAGCGAAAAGACAGCCCCTCTCAGGCAGCTTGGGAGGAGAGTATTCAGGCGACATCAAGCTTGAACTCTTCGGACAAGAACTGGTGGGAGAAGTAAAGTACAGAGACAAGTCAGGATTCCCTAGTCCTTTTACAGTATTAGATAAGCGAGACATTGCTTTCTATAAAAGACGGACAGGAAGTCCGCAAACTCTGGTCATCATGAGCGGAGATCAATTCTTAACACTAATGGAGAATGTAAATGCCTTACTCAAAGGAGCAGATAGGTTACCAGAAGAATAAAGCAAGCAAAGAAGCTGCTGAATTTAATGTAGACGGCAAGCTTACAATCAAAGATCAAGTTAAAAAATACTTTCAAGATCAGTTAGAAGCTACAACAGAAGAGACAGCACTTGCTTTAAACCGTGCTGAAATTTCTGTGCAACCCAGAATATCAGAGCTTAAGAACCAAGGCATTCTTTGTGACTCAGGTCGCACAAAGATGGGCAAGTGGGGAACAAGCATTACAATCTGGGAATTAATCTAATGAAAAAACCAACATCAATAGGTCGGCATGTAGAAAGCAGTGTGTGGAATGCACACATCAGCAAAGCTACTAGCTCTAAGCACTACGCTAAAGAATACAAGAGCTATAGTTATGTGCTTGATGAATATCAGATCATGGCTGACCGCATTAAGAACGGTATGCCAGTAGGCGAGAGCTATCTCAAAGGTAAGCAAAAAGAAAAGTTGCTAGAAATTACCGATCTTACAGAGAAAGACTTCAAGAAATATCTTGAGTAAGCTGCATCTATGCAGTAAGATAACCTATATAATATAAGGAGAATACTATGGAACGCAAAGGTTTCATCGGTGGTTCCGACTGTGTAAAAATAATGCAGGGGAACTGGTTAGAATTATGGCAGATCAAGACTGGCCTTGTGGAGTCAGATGATTTGTCTCGCAATCTTGCAGTACAACTCGGTAGCTATACTGAAGACTTCAATCTTGAATGGTTTGAAATCGAGTATGATTGCATCTTGTCTAATCTTCAGCATGAATATGAATTACAAATAGGAACTGTTCCAGCCAAAGGTACAGTCGATGGCATATGGAACGGCCATGTAATTGAGGCCAAGCACACCAACTCCTATAATAATATGGAAGGTGTTATAGAATACTACATGCCTCAGATACAATTGTATGCACATCTTGCTAAAGCAGATGGTGCTTACCTCTCAGTAATTTTTGGCAACAACAAATGGGAAGCAGCTTATGTTGACCGTGACGAAAAGTATTTCGATTCTATGTGGGCAGTGGTGTCAGAGTTCTGGGGTTACGTTGTTCGCAAACAAGAGCCAGTTGGTCATGACGAACCGGTACAACTTAGCATTGACAAGATCGCGGTGGACAACATGGTCAAGCGAGACGCCAACACAGACAATAGATTTGTCGATGCGGCGGTCACGTATGTTAATGGCTATGAAAAAAACCGAGTGTTTGAGAACACAAAGAAAGATCTTAAAGCAATGGTTGCTCAGAACGAACGAGAAGTCTACTGCGACTACCTCACAGTCAAGCGAGACAAACGAGGGTCTTTACGAATAACACCTAGAAAGGGAGCCGCGTATCAACAATGAGCAATAACCTAGACATATGGAACAAGCTGTCCTCTTCAGACCCCAAATATCTGAAGAAGGTCAGCTTCGGTAGCCGCAGCTTCACCGCTATCGATCCACAATACCAAGTCATGAAGATGACTGAGCAGTTCGGACCAGTCGGTGAGGGCTGGGGTTGGCACAACACAACAGAGATAGTGCCTGTAAGCAACGGAGACAGCGCTGTGCTGGCGCATGTTACAGTCTGGCATACATCACCAGCAAATTCATTCGGCCCCTTCACAGGGTGCCGTAAGTTCTTTGATGCAGCTAAGGGTCGTATGGCTGAGGATGCACCGAAGATGGCTATCACTGATGGCCTAACCAAAGCACTGTCGCACATTGGATGTGATGCTGATGTCTTCTTAGGCAAGATGGATGGTAACAAGTACGATCAAGACAGTGGCAACAAGAGTAGCAGCAATAGCTGGTAATAATACAGGAGCCAGAAGCATGGCAGAATATGATGATACCAACAGAGGCGCAGCATTCACGCCGTTCCCAACTCAACAAATGATTCTTCAAGGCAAGATGAATGTCGAAGGCAATGACTATAAGATTGTATTAGTTAAAGACTCAACCAAAGACGGTAGAAATATTGTCGAAGTGTACCGAAAAATGGCTGTGCTTTTTGACAATGATAAGAAGGGCAATGATGCAGCCCCCGATTACTCTGGCCCTGTTGGTGAAGACAAACGCATTGCTGGATGGAGACGCATGAAGGATGGGAAACCATACATGTCTTTCCAAGTCAGTGATAAACAAGCGGGTGGTCAGCAGCAGCAACAAACAAGTTCTGTTCCTGATATTTCATTTGACGATGAGATACCGCCGTTCTAAACTAAAGGTGTTCTCCCTTTACACCAACTGGATGGCCTTCGGGCCGTCCCTTTTTTCAGGAGGAACTATGGAAACTTGGCACGATATGCGAGCAAGACAGCGCAATGAACAAGTCCAACAAATAAAACATTTATCCGCACTAAAGCTAACGCAAACGCAAGCAGCAAAATTGCTGGAGATAGACCTCACCACACTTAACAGCTTCATCAAAAGAAATGAGATTAGATGGGGCGTAATAATGCAGGGAAAAAAAGATGACAGACCCAACGTCACCAATATTTATAAGACTCTTCAGAAAAGTAGAGATAGTAAGAAACGATATGAAAGCATCAGGCAACAATAGATACCATGACCTCGATGAAATCCTTTCATTAGTTCAGTCTTTAAAAAAACATCTGGATAATAAAGATGAATAAAATATTACAATATGAACGTATGCAAGCTAAGCTAGGCAACCGTCCAAAGCTACCATGCGATAGACGCAGAGAGTATGTCAAAGATAAGCTTACCTCACAGCAAAAGATTATCTTGCAAACAGTAAAACAAATGCAGGAGGCAACAGCTTTTGACATAGTGAAGAAAAAGAATTTGAATGCTTACTCAGTATCAGCCCAGCTTTCACACTTGTTTAGCTCTAACTTAATTGAGAAAGTGAGACGTGTTCCTGCACCTAAAGCAAAGGACCGAAAAGGAAAGTCAGGTTCAGCAGATTGCTGGGTCTACAGAGTAAATGAAAATGCAACCATAGCGCAGTAGGCGGTCGCGGCTTTACACAGTAGTACACGGGCCTAACACCTACAGGTTAAGCATGGGTTTTCGTAACTTCTACCATGTGATTAACTATAAGGCTCACTGGATTAATTCTAGTGGGCCTTATTAACTATAAGCAAGTTGATAATGTGGGCCATCAATGAACGGACGTTTACCTTGTGACCGGCGAGTATCAATGTAACTATTCATTGCCTCTTCCATAGTTCCATCCCAATCTGAAATGTTAGGTATAGTCCAAGCAGCACCCCATAGAATTTGAATGCCACGCGCACGAGCAGAAGCTTTCATTGCATCAGCTAAATTATCATAGAGAGGCAGCGACCAGCTAACAGAACCACGAACATAAGCAAACAAATCAACAGCGTGGCCAAATCCATCAGCCTGCTGCAAGTGTTTACTTCGAAGCGTCTTGCTTGCGCCACTAGCTACTAAAGCTCTTTGTTGTTTCTCATCTCTCAGTCCACAGCCAACACCAAAGTCTACATCAGTAAGCTCTATGGCTCCCTTAACAACAGCAACTAAGTCAGGGTGAACACCACGAAGACGAGATAAACTTCTGTTTGATAATTTAAAACTCATTTCTTTTGCTCCACTATTAATCTTAACTGTTCCAGTATTATCTTTTGTTGCTCTTCTAAAGCAAGGTACTGCCTGTCTATCTCAGATAATTTAGGAAACTGAACTACCTTATCTTTTTCCAAAGAACCTACTCACTGATCTCATTCCTATGCTGGCGCTTACAATCCCACCTAATGCAATCTGATACCATTGAGGCATGACTTCTAAGGCAGCAAAACCACGAGCAACTATATCGTTTCCCCAATCCCCACAGAATGCTAAGATAAGCGGTATGCTAAAAAGCAATGTTATCCACTCATCCTTCCAAGAATTTTGAGTGCCACGTATAGCCTCAATGTCCCAATCAATCTCACCAGTAAGCTGTTTCTTTTTAATCTCAGCTTCGGTTAATTTGATCTGCGTCTTACCGTCTATGATAGATGTGGCAAGACCAGTAAGGCTACCTATAAGTTGAGCAATCATTTCTCATGCGAAAGCCATACAGCAAACGCCCCCGTCATTGCGCCAGTAACTACAGAAATTAAACTGGCTTGTTGTGTAGAAATATCAGGCATAGATAATGCCCACTCGATGCAACGTACATAAACTACTGTCATAACAAACATCATAAAGCGGGGAAGCAGTTTGTACTTTAGTATTTTTTCAAAGACTATTGTCATTAGAACCCTCCTTTAAGGCCATCTAATATCTCAGATAAGCTAGGTCGCTTATCCTTTTTTTCATAGACACAGCTAAATACTTTCGGGCATTCTGAAAAACTAAGCGTAGGATAATGGTATCCAAGCCCACCAAAACCAGCACTGAATCTATACACGCATACCTTCTGTTCGTTAACGTCAGTAAACCTCTTCCACAAATGACACTTCACATGAGTTGGATTAGCTACTCCCGCAAGCGTAGAAGCTATCAATAAAACTTTAAACATCTAAACCAACTTCCTGACAGGAGAAACTACCCTTAGCAGGAATACCTATTATAGCTACTGTTCGTTCTAAAAGCTCAATAGATTTTGTCAAACCTTCTTGATAGCATGCCTGTTTTGTAAGGAACTTTTTATTATTTTCAAACATAACTGCCTCACCATTTATAAAAAAAATAACAAGATATAAAGTCCAGCCTTCCATTATCGTATGCCTTCGGCTGGCGGTGGTGCTGTTTGTGTAGCCCAGATAACTGTACCAATGATTGCTATAATGGTGATGCCTATAAGAATAGAAATAATAATAATGAATATTCCCTGCACTGCCTCTCGCTTCTCAGCCTTAGCTTGGGCCTCAATAGCAGCTAAACGCTTGGCTTCTTTTTCCCTAGACCTTTGAAGCTCAACAATCTCAGTCCAGCATTCAGGGCCGAAGCGCATAGAGATAGCCATACGTGCTTCATGCAGTAATTCTTTAGCTAATCTAGCGTCAATAACTTCTTGTGCTGCTGAGCCAGCACCAAGCTGGTCCTTCATAGACATACCAGACTTATTAGCCCTTGCCTTTTGAACCTGCTTAGTACCTTCAAATAGCCCATCAACAGATTGAGCCATGTCGCTCAGAGATTTAGCAGCAGAACAGCCTTCCTTAATAGCTGAAGCACTTGCTTTGACTAAACTAATGCCAATTAAAATCTCTGCAACGGGCATGTCATCATCCCATCTTAGTTAAGATCGCAATCAGCATTAAGATTGTAGCACCAGAAGCAGACAGCAAGATTGCTTCAATTCTTTTAATGCGAGTAAACACCTCTTTAAACTGAATACGAACCTCTGTTTGAAGTGCTATCACATCCTTTTCCAATCCATCTATCCGTAAATGCGCGGAAGATACTGTGCGCTTATCCATTTACTTAGTCCTCTTGAGAGGCAGCATACGCAGCCTTAGCCTCATCTGTGAATACTGTGCCAGCAATGGCTGCAACGTCAGCATCCTCTGCTGAGAGATCAGCATCAGGCGTTATCACATGACGGTGGAAGTTTCGTGATAGTTCATCGTCATTCTCTTCAATGATTGTTGCTTTCCGTACCTGCACAACAGGGTATCCTGCTGCGAGGGTAAGAACCTCAATCTTATCGTTGATAGTTGTTTTAGTAAGAGCCATTTTTAAATCCTTATGCTGATGCGTATGTCATTGAAAAGGCAATACGGTTTGAGTTAGCACCAGTTGCAACATCTGCTGGAGCAACAACAGACATATTGCCAGTTATAGAAGCTCTTTTATATAGAAGTAAAAGAGTAGAATTAGGAGAACCTTGACCAGCACAAGGAACATCAGAACCCCAAGTAGTTGCATCAGATATAGCTGCGGGACAGCTTCCGTCTCTAGTTGCTCCAGTTTGAGCAGCCGAGGTAAATGGTAAACTACCAATACAGACAGCACCACTTGCAGAGCCAACAGTAACAGCATCAGTCCTTACTGTGCCATATACGGTGACAAGATTACCGACCTTAACGTATTTACCACCAGTAAATCCGTCATAAGTAACACTGGAAAAGTCAGTTCCACTTGTTGTTAGTGTTGGGGTGAAGATACCCTGTTCATAGTCATTGAATAGTTCACTTATGCCAGCGCCAGAGGTGGCAGAAAAGTCGATGCCTTTGCCTGATGTGCTAATAATGATGTTACCAGCAGACGAAGTTATATTTCCAGATGCGGTAACTGTTGTTGTATCTAAGGTATTGAACGAAGGGTTGCGACCAAAGATTCCACCGTGTTGTTTGATTGTCATGTTCTACCTCACAAGTATCCAGTAATTACTATTAGTAAACGACCTGCACTATAGGCTGCGTTTGATGTTCCTTGACCAACTAAATATAAATACTGATTAGCTGCTATTGTATTACCTCTAGCAATTGTACCTACAGAAAATGTTCCACTATTTATAACTTGAGTTTCAGTCAAAGCTGAAATAGCTGTATCCTCAACACCCGTAGCTTCATTAGCAGAATACAAATCAATATCAGCATCCCCTCCTACGGGGGCTTCTAAGCAGGTCATTGAAACACCTAGAATTGTTCCGTTATTTGCTGCTGTAATCTGTCCAAGATAAGCTGCGCCTGAACCATTTTTACCTATAATATCACCAGCAGTTCCACCAGATTGCAAACCAGTCAAGTCTAGTAAAATTGTTGTTGTAACTATATTATTGTTAGCAACTGTAGATGTTTTAAATATTGAATTTGTAACTGGTGAGATACCAGCGCCAGCAGATAATTGAGTAATTGCAGGGGAGATTTGTGTAATACTGTTTACAGTACCACTTGAAATAGTAACATCCCCAAATGTAAAAAAGTTACCTGTAACTGTGCCTGTAATTACATATGTTCCAGCAGGAACAAATACAGAAGCCACACCAGATGCAGTATTAGCCGCTGTAAATGCAGAAGTGTCATCAGCTACGCCATCGCCAACAGCACCAAAGTCTTTTACATTGACTGGCGATCCTGCGATCATTCGGTTATGTGCTTTTGTAAGAGCCATGATGATCCCCTATGTTAATGTGGTGTTTTGTGGCAGAACACTACCAACAATGGAAACTTGGACAGTTCTTGCCGCACCAGCCGTAAACTGAAGATTGTTGCCTGACATTGACAAGGTAAAGTTAGCTGACGAACCACCAGTTCCAGAATTACTTGTTGAAATACTGGTAAGATCAATGTCTATAGGGCTGTTGTAGTCAATCCTTACAACTTCAGCAGAACTGTTATTGCTGGAAAGAGAGCCGTCAGAAGTTTTTACTTTAATGTAATAACTGCGATAAGGCTGACCCGTAAATATTGTCTTAGTTCCAGTAGTGTAACTTGCAGCATTAGAAAGGGTAGTTGTTGCATCACTCTCTACTGCGTTGCCGTAAACAGCTTGTGTTGCGACTAAGTTACCAATAACCAAACCTTCATTAATGTTTGTCCCATTACGACAACGGTTGTTGGTAAGGCTAAGAGGAACAGCATTATCAGCAGCTACAGTAAACACTTCATCACAGTTATCAAAGGCATTGTTATCAATGTAATAACCATAGTGACGCTGACTAGTGCCACCATTACCAATGATGCAAACAGCTGTAGCAATATCTTCAACAATATTCTGCTGAAAATTCACAAGACGACGATTGTAGGGAGCCGACCCAGAAGCGCCAATACTACTTGAAAGAACAGTATCAAAACCTACGATACGATTACTCATAATCAATACGTCTTCTGTGTCGCTCACAGTAAAAAGCCGCAGAGTTTCTGAGCTTTCATTGATAAATGAGTTGTTTGTAATCATTGGTCGGCTATCATCGTTACCTTGCATATAGGTAACTTTTTCACCCTCAGTTGCATACAAGGAATAACCTGAAGTAAAACGAACAATGTTGCTTTCAAAATGAAACGATTGAACATTAGAACTATTGGTAAAAAACCATAGCTTGCCATTGCTTCCATGGGGATCAACAAAAGTATTGTTAGAAACAATAATGTCACCAGATGCACTCTCGAAGTGAAGCATACTGTCGCCAGCCACACCCTCAACCAAGTTGTTTGTAATAACGATGTTCTTGGTTGCAGTTGCACCTACAAAACGACTTTCTGTTTTTAGAGTGCCACTAGAAGTCCCAATATTTTTGACAGTGTTACCACTAATAAGCCAGTTAGTGCAGGGGTTAGTCGCAGTTGAGTTAAGTTCAACAAAGTCAGTGGTGCAGTCTACAGAAACACAATCAAGAACTCGACCGTTATTAGATGTAAATCCAGTTTTTTGTAAGACCTGATAACCACAACCAGTAAAGTAACATCCATCAACAGTAAGGCGATTCGCTGTGTAAATATAAATTACTTGATTGCCACCCTCAAAAGAACAATTCGTAACTGTGATGTCATCTGCATAAATTTCGAGAACAATGCTAACTTTTTTAACAGCGTTTATTTCGCCTTCACTACTGTCAAACTTTAAACTTTCAACTTCACAATTTTCAGAAAGTCTAAATACTGGGTAGCCTTCTGGCTTAATCGTTGCACCTTTTTCACCAGTTAATTTTACTCCAGTAGGAACCGTAATACCTTGTCCGGCACCAGTTCCTGCTTTGTAATATGTGCCAGATGGGAAATAGATTTCCTTTGCACCTGATGCAATTGCAGCGGCAATAGCTGGTCTGTCGTTTGCTGCGCCATCACCGATAGCACCGAAGTCTTTAACAGATACAGTATCTTGCAACCTGTTTGTTAGTGTTCTGTCCTGTGCGCCAGTGCCGCCTTGATTGTAAATAATCGCAGAGGCATCACCAGTAATCGAAGTAACAGCATTACCCACAATAAACTCAATTGCAGAGTTTAAGGGTGGGGCTTCCGTGAATGTCAGCGTAGCGCCGCTAATAGAAAACGTAGCTTTGTTTTGATAAACGCCATCTACATACACTTGAATGTTATTCTTAGACCCAGCACTCTCTACAGTAGAATATGCAGTCTGAGTTCCGTCACCAGTATAGCTTGCTTTAGTGTAGTTAGCTCCAAGAACGCTGCCTGTTAGTAAGTCAGCAGCAGCTTGCACTTGGACATCGCCTTCGGTGTCAAAGCTAAGGAGCTTGTCAGCGCGTGTAGCAGCGTCAGGAAGCAGCAAGTTAGCTGCCGCAGGGTCATAGTCAGTAATCCGAATAGACCGCTCTCCAAGGTCTTTATTATCAGCAGAGATAGCAGTGAGAGTATCTAGCTGTGTATTCAATGCAGCGCGATTAATATCTACGCCAGCAGTAAAGTCTGTTGTGCGCTCAATCGTAGTGTCACGAGTAAGGATAACAGTCTTAGGGCCGGTCACAGACATGGTGATGGTCCCTGTGGAGCCAGCCCCACCTGCTACTGTGTAGTTAGTAGTAATAGTTTGCAGGGTGGTGTCGATATAAACATTAAGATCTGAGTCATCAAAGAACTCAAAAGGCACAGTAAAAGATGTCTGAGTTACACCAGCAGCAACTGAGTAACTAATGCGCGGATTGTTGGCAGAAATGTCTATTGTCATGGTTCACCTCTTTGTTCTCTTCTCTCACAAGCAAGCAAAGAAGAGCAATGCACAAATAATCTAGGACAAACTACTGCGCCCAAGCGCGTGTAATCTGGTTTATATCATCCTTTAAAAACCAAAGACGAGCAAACGGAGCATTTCTTGCTATTGTTTTAGCGCCCTCACCATACTCACCATTAGCAAACTGATACATGCCACCGCCTACATCAGCAGCCCAAGAAGGACCAGCACCAGCAAGCCCTGTAACAGCATCCATTGCACTAGGGTCTTGTGGAAACTTAGGTGCAAGTATTCCACCTGTGATGTTGGGACCGCCTAGCGCAAGTGAAGTGTGCATAGAAGTATAGAATAAGTCTGAATAGAGAGCCATTACGCCACTCATATCAAAGCTTCTTGCAAACTTATCTTGAGCAGACATGTCCTCCCAAACAAAGTCAGGAGTTCTTAGCTTCAGAGACAAGTAAGCAAGACCCATAGAAGTGCCTATGCCAATAGCTCTATTCTTAATTTGACCTTGCGCCAGTGTAGCTACTGTTTTGTTTATGTTGGCTAGTGTGTAACTATAGAACTGAAACGGTAATCCCATTAGTCCGTTTTCTATGCGAGCATAGCCACGTACCTTTGGGTCTTCTACCATTCCGAATTTAGATGCAACGCTCATAGGAACATAAGCAACACCATCAGTAATGATTGGCTTATCTGCTGGAGTTCCAGACATAATAGTATTGAGAACACCGCTATTTAAGGCACTGCGAAACTTTAAAACTGTCTCTTCATTTATAGATGATTGAGCTTTGTGCTGCTCCATAGCAATATCATTAATTCTATTTTCATATTGCGCTTTGCTTTCACCAGCTTTTTGAGCAAAGTTTGTATGAGCAATTTCATGCAGCATAATAAAGTTAGACCAAGCTCTAGGGGTTTTAAAAGCATTTTCTGCAAGAGGCTTTACCCCCTCAACCTTTGGCTTAGTCCAAGCTTTCTCCTGATACATTGCGCCTTCAATGTAATCTATGTCAGCAAAAATAGTTTTGCCATCGTAGAAAGCAGGTATGTATCTATCGCCCACTTGCTTTCCAACAGGAGACCCATCTGGATTAATGGTTACTATCCGAGCGTCAGTCTGAGGGAAGGTAAAGTTATCTAACCATTCATCAGTGTTTGCTGCATACAAACCATTATCAAGCTGTCTCCAAGGAGCATTAGCAATAAGCTTAGAATCCTCTTCACCTATGCCATACTTCGATAGCCAAGTAATTGATTGCTCGTCTAGTTCGCCACGTCCTCGCTTGATGGAGTAATCAATGATGGTGTGGGCGTCGATGATGCCAGCAAGTTGTTTAGCAATACCAGTCATGGGTGCTAGACCATTAAGAATGTAAAAGGCATTCCTTGCGCTGCTAAGAAGATCGTTAGCGTCTACATTATTAGACAGGTCTTCTACCATTCTCATGTGAGCAGAGCCGCGAAGAATATCGATTGCTTCACCAGCAAGTCTAGTTTCATTCACCGTCATGTTAATAGAGTTTTTTTCCATTAACGCTTGAGTGCCTTTAACTACATTATCAAGGTCATATTCCATAACAATGCGACCAAAGTCAGGAAGCGCAGCCAAACCCGCCGAACCCATGTAACTAAATGAAGCGGCTTCACGAAGAACAAACGCAGCCTTCTGGCTCAAAGCATCAGGGTTGCGAATAACTGCACCTGCAATGCGATCATACATGTGCATGTAATCACGGCGCACTTTATTTATATCATCAGTTGAAAAGCCTTTGGCTATCATTTCTGATTCTATATCTAACAAAACACCATCAATGTCCTTGCCAAACATCTTTGCGTATTCATAGCGAGGCTCAATGCGAGCAGCGTATGTTTTCATAACTGCAAGCGGGTCAGTCATCATAAACTTAGTTACAAGCTTATTAGGTATGTCTATTTTGCGATGCCGAAAATGCTTAGAGCGTCCGTATCCAAATCCAATGTTATCTACATTAGTTGGGTCTTGCTCGCCAAGAATTGTAGCTATACTTTTATCTACTCTTTTCTGTATGTTCTCAGGGTCAACAGATAACATAACCTGTTCAAACTCTGCAGTCTTTGCATTCTTCTCATAAATATACGGATTGTTCTGATACCAGTTAAACAGAATGTCAGAGAACTCTTGACGATTAGCTTTAATAGCTGAGTTGTCCCAGAAGCGAGGGAAGAACATATCCTGATTTTCAGCATTTATCTTTACGTCCTCTAACGCAAGCTTAGTTGTTCTTTCTTCTGCAATTCTTTCTCCCAGTAAAGACAAGCGATTATCTAACATCATAGCTTCGACTTTACCACGCCTAGTTGTTTTCAACTTAGCACCTGCCAACCTAGTATTAAGATCAGCAATTTCTGCTTCAAGCTGTTGAATCTTGCGATCAATGCCTTTGCTGGTTCCAATAAGACCAACCTCTTCAAGTCGCTTTTCAGCATTGCGAAAGTAATTATCAATAATACCAACAGCTTTTGCTTCATTGTCAGTTAAATCAGTTACATTCTTAATTCTTTTTTCACTCACCCTAGTTAACCACCCTCTATAGGTGTCATCACTACGGCTGGCACGTCTTGCTAAATCAGATACGTTAATGTCCAAAGGTGTTATTAAGGCTGCGTTTGTATCAGACGCCCATAACTTAACCATCTGGTCATGAGCGGCCACCCAATTGCCATTGCTAACTGCGCTGCGTATAGCAATTGACTGAGGAGTAGGCAATCCAAAAGAGTTCAGAGCTAAGGCGACTCCATTATCACCAAATGATTTTACAAATTTTTCTTTAACTGCTGATGGATACTTAGATTGCAGTATTCGCTTCATTGGTGTCGACACTGCTTTGTAGAAAATGCTGTCAGTAAAGGCAGAAGGTAGTATTTTATATGGGTCTTTTACATCAACGCCTAGAGATTCTAACTCTCTAAATGCTTTCTCATGCCTGTATGCTTTTGCATAATCACGAAACTCTACTACACGTTCACGGAAGTCTTGCTCTTGAGGACGCCCAGCATATGAGTTTGCTTCCATTTCTGTTTCTGCTGCTTGCCGCTCAAAAGTTTCAATAGTTGCATTCAAGTCATCATCGCTAACTAAACCAAATTCTCGTTCTGCACGAGGAGCAACATTTTGTATTTCTTGTTGAGTTAAGCCTTCTAAGTCTTCAATGCGACGAAGCATATCAAACTCTTCTTTTAAAGCTATTTGCGTATTATTATACGCACGAGCCTTAGCTGTTATAGGGGCGCTAAAGGCAGCACCAATACCAGCACCAAACAAAGCACCAGTTACAACATTCATTGCGCTTTCTTCAGCAGTTTGAAGTGCATCAAATGGCTGTCTTAAACCTAGCTCTATTCCTGTCTCAACTGCAGCAACCCCAACACCAACACGAAGTGCTGATTTGCCCACTCCAACAACAGGGCCACCAAGAGGAAGAGCAATTAAATTAACAGGATCAAGAAGACCTGCAACTAACTGAGCGCCTATTGTAGAGTCAGCAAGCACTTGCCTTCTTGCTTGGCTTTCATCAATAGCACGTTTCATACTTGCCATATGATCTGGACTAACAGCACGAGCTAATGTCCCTGCATGAATAGCGTAGTCGCCTAAGTCTTTCATTGCATTATATCCAGCTTCTTTCTGGATGCCGTGCTTAAATGTCTGACCTACTGTTTCGAATAAAGGATCAAGGCTATAACCAACAGATGCAGATACAGTCTCCCCAAAGGAAGGGCGACTACTAACAATATCCCTTTCGAAATATACTGGACTGTATTTATTAGCCATTAGTTAAGCACCATTATAGGGCCATCTTCTATCATAGTACCAACCCTAGGACTAAACAAACCGCCGCCGCCACCAAAACCGCCGCCGCCACCAGATATTACAGTCCCATCATAAAGAGATGAAGTAAGTTTTTGTCTAGGTGCATTAAACTTTTGCTTTCCACTATAAATTGCTTGAGATTCCTCCCTAGCTTTACGAGAGCTTACCATCTTCAAAAACTTCTCGTCTTGGTTGCTAATGATCAAAGGCGCTGGAACACTTTCAATTTTTCCGTTAATGCCAGCAACATCAACCATAGTGTTGATCTGCCTGTAACCGCCCTGCTCAGGGGTAGTTCTTCTAAATACTGCGTACTGAACCAATCCTTGCGTTGGAACCCCAACAGGTTTTAGGAAGATATTACCTGATAATGGAACTCTACCTGCGGCAATAACAGAAGCCGTAAACTCAATTGCTCCAACATCACCACCAAACTCTGGTCTTTCTGCATCAGGCTCGGCTTCTGTTACCATTCCAATAATATATTCCTGAAGCAAGTCTTCATTTCTTGGGGCAGCATAAGATAAAGGCGCTGATGTTCTAAGAGCGCCATTAGGCCCAATTACAATGCCACCACCACTAGGGTATCTAGATTTTAGTTGTCGCTCTAAAGTATCTGTTAATGCTGACTTACTAAGCCCACCAAGCTGGGAAATTCCCATGAGGTCTAGAGTAGCAGCCTTCATTGCGTCTACGGCTTGCAGAGGCGCGTCCTGAATGCCATCTATCTGAGAAACGTAGTCTGACAGCGAGGAGCCAAGGAAAGCCTCTACACGCTCTTTATATGCAGGGTTACTTTCAAACTCAGACTTAGCTTTAAATGCCCTTGCAAGAAACTCTGGATCAGAACCCATACCGCCCCTAGCGGAAGCGGCTAGATAATCAAGCATTGCAACTTGATCTTCACCTAATGATTGCATCATGACGGACCGCATACTTGTTCCGCCGTACTCATAGTCTCTAAAGTTTGTATAGTGAGATAAAAGAGCGCTAGGACTTCCACCTAAGAAATTACCATTAGCAAACGAAGACAGTGACTCATGCAAAGATTGAGGCATTACAGATAAACTGCCAGTAGCATTTAGTATTGCTTGGCCTTGCTTTGTTTGCATTAGCTCTGGATTGGACCAAAATGAAGAAAGCAAAACACCTGGCGATAACTGAAGTTCCAAAGCTTTTTCTACAATCTCACGATCAGCCTGACTTGTTGGATCACCTTGACCTAGCTCAATGCGTTTAAGGTTTCTATATTCCTCAGCACGTTTTGTTGCTAGATTCCTGCGCTTTGTTGCAGCAGAGGCATTCGTATTAAAGTGAGTTCTAACCTCGCCTTCACGCCCAGATTTTGCTGCATATTGTCGAGCATCATTAAGTAAAGCAATT